TCATAGTACTGAGCATTATTATAATAATTATACCACGACTGACTATATTTAGATATTTCTTCTAAATCTTCATTTGTTAAATCAGGATCAATTTTAATTAACTCCGTCATTGGAACAGTTTTAACTTCACCCCAATAAAAACAATCTTTAAAATATGGATCTTCTGTATAACTATACACAACATTTACTGGATCAACATAATCTAATTTAACACCTTGTCCAAGTAGAAATTCATGTTTAGCAATACCAATACCTATAGTAGTAATATCATAGTCTACTCTTTTTCTTATATCGTTATAATGATTTTCGTCAAACAAAGTATTTATAGCTACTTCACATGCTATTTCAACCGCTGGTTTATATTTTAAATTCATATATAACTCCAGTTCTTCACTACTTCCAGGTAATTCTTCTTCAGGAGTATTAAATAAATCAATACCAAAATCTTGTGTCATTTGACTTAAAACTGGCTTGGCAACCATATCAGCTTCAATCATATCTTGAAACTCATTTCTTTTTTCTGCTGACAAAACGTCTTGAGCATAGGCATTAACTTTAAACATCCTATCGGACATACCGTTAACCACAATATCAATAAACTTTGGAATTATAGGAACAGGAGTCCAATCTAAATTTAAATAACTTAAATCACCATCAATTGCTAATTCGTTTTTATATTTAGCTATTGATTGTTCTCCACGTGCATATAGCCGTAGTTTATGGAACTCTGCCCATTGGCTATAGAACCGACAAGAATTGCCGTCTCTTCTAAACCATTCATACTGTATTGCTTGTCCTACTTGTAAACCATATTCATTTGTTTTCTTTTGAGAATCAGAAACAAATTGATCTGGAAATGCAGCAGCCTTTATATCTATTTTTACTTTTTTCATTTATTAAGTAATTGACTTACTGAACTGTTGTTATTGTACCTTGCAAAGTTAATGCTAATTTTCGACTTTTCTTTTGTCGGTGTATAGAGGTGTTTTTGATTAGCCATAATTGCTAAACCAGAACTAATAGAGGCATCATATTTAGTTCTGTTGTTAATATCAAATTTTGCCCAATCCTCTAAAGTTCTTTGAAAGTGCATTGAACCAACATCATCTCTTTCTCTAAAAATCCCTTCCATATCAAACCCAACATGTTTTTCTATATATGATTCTATAGCTGATGCATGTGCTTGTTTAACATCTTGAGATGTATTAGGAATACCACCTAATTCTTTTTCAGTTTTAGATAGTTTATTAAATACTTTATCTGGTCTATTTAAAGAAAACCCACGATACCCTCTATTTTTTAAATGATACAATAATCTTGGTTTATTATTTTCAACTAATATTGGCATTCCATAAAAAACACATGCCATTAATACTTCTTCAAAAAATATCTCAGCGGTTTGAGGTCTGGCAATATATTCTAAAATAAATTGGTTACTTGGCCATTCATCCATATTAAATTTTGTCATTCCGTGTAAAGAACCATTTGAACCTTTCCCTACAACAACACCAGATATATCATAAGAATCACATCCAAAACAACCAACATGTTCATTGCCAGGGTATTTCCTTCCGTTTCTGGTTATTACATTATTTTGATAATTCTTTGTTGGTAAGAAAGATACGAAAAATCTTCCTCTTTTATCTGGAGTCCATATTACCTTACTATCTTTTATTCCATTAGCCCAACTAAAACGACCTTGAACTACATGTCGTTTCATTAACAATGATTCGTTGTAGTCTATTTGTTGATATATTTTAGTTAAATTAAATAATGATTGTTTGCTTTCATCACGAAATGCGTGAGATTCACTTCTTGGAAATTGACGATAAAATTCATTTAAAGCATCTGGATCTTGAGTTAAAGATTCAACTTCATTTTCCCAATAATTTATTGCTCCTTGAAATATTTTTTCGCCATCTATACCTTTAGTATATGTTAATGGATTATAAAATACAGGCATACCATATCTATCGATAAATCCTTCCATATTCCATTCCATAGGAATAAATAAATTATATAGTCCACTTTTTGTTTGACCATTTTGATTTCGTTCTTGAGGATTTGAATCGTTATATAACTTTTTAAAATTAGAACCACCTTTATCTAATGCATTTGATGTAGAACCCATCATGCATTTGCCTATAATCTTGCTACCTAAACGAAGACATGTTTTTGTAACTCGCCAGTTATTTAATATATTATCTGGTTTTTCCCACTTACCACTTTCATCGTGCAATAGTAATTGTAGTTTTTCACCATCATAAGAGTTATCTCCAGTATTTTTCCAGTCAATTGTAGTATCTAAACCTTCAAGTTCTGTGTCCTCTATTAAATACATATTTTTTTTAGTAATCTTAGATGCTGGAACTCTATATGCTAATTCAGTTTTAGGTTTATCCATACCATCTTGTATGGGTTTAAAAAAGAAAGGATAGTTGTTAGAGATAGGAACTACTTTATCAGTAAACATTTTTTTTGCATCAGAACCAGATTTAGATAAAATTCCAACACGAGAATCTTTAGATATTGTAGCGGTATTAACACCTTCACAAGAACCCATAAATGAAAACCCAGAACGTCTTATTTTTAGATAACACATTCCAAAACTTCTTTTATCTACTTTAGATGCTTCCCAATAAATATAAAAAATTCTATTTGCTTCTCTAAAATCTGGATGACCAACATCTATTTTAGTCCATTGCAAATACATATAATGAGTCCCTGTAATGTAAGTAGGTTGTCCGTTATTTAAAAACCAATATCCTTGTTCTCTTTTATCAAATTCAGTTTCAATATATTCTACCCATTTTGATTTAAAATTAGGAGTAGTATTATGCCATTGAAATATGCTTTGAATTTTACTTAACTCTTTTGGAATATCAGATGCTGACCAAAATTGATCATCTTTTTTTTTAGTAGATTTTAATATAGGAGTTTTAGGTAAGGCTATTTTAAGACCATTTATTTCATAAATATCTCCAATGGTTCCATTTTGTGAAATAACAACTATGTCGTATTTTTCATTATATCCAGGTTTCCAAGTGTAAGCTTTATTTTTAGTAGCAATTACATTTTGTGGAATAAAGTTTTTTAATACTACATATAGTTTATCTTGATCTTGATTCTGCAAACCCTTTTGGAGTTTTTGATTTTGTATCTGTGCCATCTAATTCGGATTTTTCGTCTTCTATTCGTTTTAGTATTTCAAAAGCATCAAAAATTGCTAATTTTTTTGTTGCAGCAGCATTTTTTAATCTATCAGCAGCTAACTCATCTTCTGGATCAGGCTTTATTATTTCTTCTTTAGCAACTTTAATAAGTTGACGTACGGCATTTTCTCCAGCTTTAATAATTTCTAATTTAATTTCTTTAATATCCATTTTATAAAACCATTGTTATGTTGTTAGTATACATTCTATAAACTATCTCATCTTCTATATTAAATTCATATTCTGAATCTGGTTGAAATGAAACTTCATCACCTACAGATAATCCTAACTTTTCAAGTTCTTTGTTTATGTATTTTATTTCACCCATCAAAGGCTCAACACTTCCAGATTTTTTTAAAAATGAATCTTTTTTACATATTGGTTTTACAAAACAATATTTACTATATCCTCTCCAATCGCCATCTCTTTTATAAAGATAAAATTGATCTGGATCAACTAAAAATAAATTTCCCATAAGAAAACTTTTACCACTTTTTCTTCTACCTTTCATATCGTTATAAAATTTAAAAACGTTATGATGAACAAGAAGTGTGTCTCCTTTTTTTACTTCACCTTTATAACCCAAAGGAGTTTCTACAACAGTTGCAAAACGATTAGATGCTTTATGGTTTTCTTCAGAAGTGCTAATAATAAAGTCTATGCCACCAATTTCTTTAGTATTTACATACCTTTTATTATCAATTGGAGTGACTAAAAATGAGTGTGGGGATTTCATTAAAAATTTATATTATATTCAAGTGATATTGGCATTGTGGTTTTAAATTCTTTCCACAATAAAACCTCTTCGCTTTTTATAATCCAAATTTTATATGATGTGTTTTCTTGTTGTATTAAATGAATCTTATAAGTGCCGCCTAAAACATCTTGCCCTACAATGTAATGCATTGCTCCAGACTTATAGTCTGCACCTATAGAAATTTTTCTTATGTCCATTTAATTAAAATGATGTTCCTACTGTAAGAACTCTGTAAAATACATTAAAATATAATACACCTGTTCCTTGCGTAGGATTAGAAACAGCAGTTAAAGTTAACGCAGTATTTTGAGCTATAACTTCATTCGACTGAGGTACTTCAGGTTTAAAAACTATATCTGTAGCTGAGTTAACACTTGAGTTTGATACTGAAGCAATAGATTCAGTACCTATTGTTACTGGTAGTGCAGGAGTAAAATTATAAACTACTGAACCAGTATCTAAATAAACCATTATACTTATTACATCAATAACTTTCCCTACACCTGGTGCTGGAATTAAAATTGCTGGAGTACTTCCTAAAGCAAGTAAAGAGGCGCTATTAAGAGTAACATGTGCTACCAACGTATCTATTCCAAATAAATTTTGAACATCTCCTAAAGTGCATGTTTTTGTTATTAAATTATCTGACTTGTCAGTTAATATTAAATAATCTGATGATACAGGAGTTCCTATATTTGGATACGCAGATGTGTTACTTATTCTCGCCATCTTTTTCTTCTTTTTCTGGGTGTGTTACCTTGCCTGTAGCTAAATCTATAACAGCATTATCACCGTACTCTTCAATTAGTTTTTTCTCTAAATCTGCAAACTCAACTTGTATAACTTCTAAATCTTTTAAAGATTTATTTTTGTTAATTTCTGCATCAGCTATTTGAACTTTAGTAGCTAAAAATTTTCCATTTAACTCCTTAACTTGTTTTAACTGATCTTCTGTTAATTTTTTTTCGCTAATAATTTTTGCGTCTTCCATTTTATTATATTTAATTTATTAATATTTAAACAAATATACAAAAAAGATTTTATAATCTTTAATGTTATTCCTCTATTGGAGGAGCTGGATTTTGCCAAGTGAAATATAAATCCTCATTTACTGGTGTAATTTGAGATTGTATGTTTGCAGCTATAGACGATTGCATTGCTGGAACATCTAAAGAACCTTCTAACCACCCAATAACTACAGCTTCAAAAGCTTCAGTATCTTCGTAAGGTACAAAAGGATCACCAGCTACATACGTGTAACTTTGCGTTCCAATATTAGTGTTAGAGTAAATAATTCCCCCAGATTCTTCAGAACCTGTGTATCTGTAATGTACTGTGTAGATTACATTGTCTTGCCCATCTGCTTGAATGTGAGCGTTCATTTGTGGGATGTCCCATTTGTAAATAACTGCCATTTGTTTTTTTTTGTAAAGTTAGTATTTATTTATTTAATTATTTTTAACATATGAACACTTGACCAACTACTCCATTAGCGTCAACCCTGTAACGTGTAGATCCAGCTCTGTAGTGACCAATACTTAAAAATGTTGTACCTGCTGAATCTGAATAAACAACATCATTTGCAACTGGGAATGTACCAGATCCATCATGATAATATGTTTGATTTATAGTTGCAGTACATGCATTTTCTGGTCTTGCTGATAAAGAACTTGCATATGAAGTTAAACAAGCAGAGCATCCAGTGCTTATAGAATCAACGACTCCATTAACAACATATATAGCTGTATTAGAAGTAATTCTATAATATCCGTTTGTTAAAACACTCGCACCATTTGAGTCTGAAAAAACAAAATTACCAACTTGCGGTAAAGTATTTGTGTCAACCACAAAACTACCTCCTGCATTTCTGGCGAAATAATATGTTCTATCTTGCGCTGCACAACAAGATCCTTGGAAAGTACTATTAACACCATTTGTTGTAAAAGAAGGTAATGTTGCAGGACATAATACTTTAACATTCCAAGCCGTACCAGAACAAGGTCCTACTACTTTTAAAGTTCCAGTTGTAGGTGTTAAACTTGGTTTAGGAATTACTAACGTATAATATATGTTTCCATTTGTTCCATTTAAGTTTGTATTAGTGGTTACCACACTTGTCGATCCACCATTCAAACCAAAAGAACTACCATTCCATACCGAAGTAGGTAATGTTTTTGGACTTTGAGATGCTAAAGTAGATGCTGTACAACCTGTTCTATCATCATCACCTACAATATTTAAGTTATTACCTGTTCCAGCTGCATATCCATACGTATTTGAAGTTAAATCATTATATGTTGTACCATTAAACTCATAAGCAACCCCATCTGGCACACCTTGTGGGTAAAAATATACTACAATAGCACCTGTTGGGTTTCCACTTGTTATGGTTGCCTCAAAGTATCCAGTACCACTACCTGCAGATAATGTGCCGCCACAAGGTATGTCTGGAGACGTAAATGATTTGCCATAAAATTCAGAGTAAGCGTGGGGAGCGTTTTGATCCACTGGCGTAGGAGTAGCATCGTCATATCTTTTTACTAAAGAATCATCTTGAGGTGTACTACTACTTCCTGATAACGGAGCGTTGGTAGTACTTACTGTTGCAGACTCTGTATTTATCATACTTGCTGATATGGTTCCTGAACTTGGTAATCCCATTATTTTATCTTCTTTTTAAGATCTTCTATTTCCGCTTTTAATTCTTTTATGGCTTCTATTAGTAATCCAGATATGTTACCGTAAGCAACAGACTTCATACCCTCATCGTCTTCTTTTACAACTTCTGGAATAACTTTTTCTATTTCTTGAGCTATAACTCCAATAGACTTTTCATTATCACCTATTTTATTAAACTCTACACCTCTTAATTTACTTACTTTTTCAAGTGAATTATCAATAGTTTTAATATTTTCTTTTACTCTAATATCTGAATAAGCTATAATATCTCCTGTAGCTCTAATAGTTCCACCGACATCAAGCTTATAACTTGGTCCAGTAACATTAATTCCTACATTACCACTATTAAGAATAACCATTGTTTGACTTCCAACTGTATTTGTTCCATTAAAGAACTTAATACTATCACCTGCAAGTCTTAAAGTTTCTAAATTATTATTGTTGTTTTTTGCACTTAAACTTACTGCACTTTCTTCATAACTTGAGGTTAAAAATCTACTGCTTGTGTGAGTTACTACAAAAGGACCTGTAACACTGCTACTTGCCGTTTCAGTAGGTCCAATATTTACATTTCCACTTGAAAGTATTTGCATTACTTTTGTAGAACTTGAACCTGTGTAAAATGCAATTGAAGTGGTTGTTATAAGACTTATTTGATTTGGTGTACCAAGTCGCGTACTACCATTTACAGTAATATAAGCGGTTGAATCACTATTTAATAAATTTAAACTACCTGCAGTTGTTCCACCTTTTATATTTGAGGTTGCAGTTGGTAAAACTAAATTACCTGTAGAATCTATACGCATTCTTTCTGTATCTACACCATTGTTTGTTCTTGTGTGAAATGTTAATTTTCCACCAAAATCTCCATCTGTAGTATTGTCTTTTCCACCCCTAACAGAAGCCATATCAGTTACACTACCGCCAGAAGTATATTTTCCATTAAAAACAATACCATTATTTATACCTGAGTCGTAAGCAGCGGTATTGCTAAGCTTTATAGAATAAATTGTTGCATCACTAATGTCTAATTTAGCTCCAGGTCCAGTCGTTCCGATCCCAACGTTGCCAGGAATTGTTACATCACCATTATGGCCAACAACCATTCTTGAAGCAGAGTTAAGACGATCATAAATTTGGTAATCTGTACCAGCACCTATATTGCAACCAGTTTCCCATTGATTATTTCCATCTGCTTTATACCATGTGCTACAATTTTGCCCACTTGTTGTAGATTCAATTGTTAATACGGAATTTGCGCCACTAACATGGAATACTGAGGTAGGAGAAGTTGTCCCGACCCCGACGTCGCCGC